GTACAACAAAGTTAAACAAGTCAATTAGAGGTGCTGGACCTGATGCTCTACCACCAAAAGTCTTTAGCTTTGCACCTGCTGGTCTAACTCTAGATACATCCCACTTTGGTATTTCACCACTGTATAGTAATGCTACGAGTTGCCTTAGAGACTTAGCCCAACCTTCTTTACTGTCCTTTACAATAATAGTAGTTTCACTGTTAAACATATTGTCAGGTACTTCTGGTAGCTTCTGTATAGATTGTCTTTCAACAGAGAACCCTACACCTGTACCACATAATAAGATAAACATAGCTTCATCAAATGCTTTTATGTCATCTACAGCTAAGTAAGAGCAATTATAACCTGCTGTATTGTCACGAGCTAAAGCTGGACCAGCAGTCATCAATGCCCTCATACTAGGGCAAACTTCTAAGTTTAGTATAGCTAATTCTATCTCTGCTATCTGCTTAGGATGATCTCCTAAAGCTGGCTTAACTAAGTTGTCCATATACCTAGTTACTGTCTCTCCCCAAGACTCTCTCCTACCTTCTGCTTCTAACCAACGAGCATAACGTGACTTGTGTATAAATGATTGGTAGTCTGTTGGTAAGTAGTTGTCGCTCATCTTTTGCCACCTCTTTCATTCTTGTCTTCTTTAAACCATATCATACGATCTATGTCGCCACGAGTAAGACCTATATCTTTTAGTTCTCTGTCAGTTAACCTATTCAAATGCTTAACAGCATCCCTATGTAGTTGCCACGTAATCATGTAGTTAATAAACCTATACCACCATCTACCAAACGCTCTTAATATTTTCATCTGTTATCTCCTGATCCTTTTATTTTATCTCTATTCTTACGGCTTGTTAGCTTCTCTATGTTTATGTCAGCTATCTCGTCTAAGTTATAACCTATGTCGTTAGCTAAGTTAGATAAGTACCACAGTACATCACCTAATTCCTTCGCTACCTCATGTCTATTAAACACACCATCTCTTACTTGCTTCTTAACCTTCTCGGCTACTTCACCTGTCTCACCACATAAACCTAAAGCTGGGTATAGAACTTTATGCGTTGCAGGGTATATAGCAAAGCTAACTGCTTTCTGTTGGTATTCTCTAAATCCTATTGTCATACTACTCTTCCATAAAATTCTGTTGGTTTCATATCTTCTTTAAACGCATCAAATAAGTACCAACAACAGTTGTCCTTACCTACACTCTTACTTCCTTCTATCCACTTAACACGACCTATTGACACAACCTTAGAACAATAAGTCATAAACAGAGCTGACTGCTTAGTGTGCATCCAATCAGCATCAAACAATAACCAAGTAGGACATATACCTAACCAATGGTCTATCAAACTGTGTAATATTTTTCTATCCCAAGGTGGATTAGTTATCATGTAGTCCATTACTCCATAGCCGCCAAAATCAAGATTAAGAGCATTAGAAGTAAATATATCAGCATGTCTTGGCTCAATGTCACTAGCATATATACATTCTCCTGTACCTTGAGTTAGTTTACTTATGTGTCTTATTAAGCGTCCGTCACCAGCACAAGGCTCTACATAATCAAATGCGTAGGGTAAGTGTGCTAGTAGCGGCTCAACAGCTTCTATGGGCGTAGGATAGTAGTCTCTGGGTATTCTCTCAAAGTTGCTACGTTTACCCATACAACTCCTTTAACCTCTTAAGTGATACAAACTCTGGCTCATACATACCATTTTCTATCTCACGTTTGATTACTACACCTTTCCACCAATCAAGATTAGACTGACCTGCCCAACCTTCTTCAGCACCTTTAAAGCAACCTGCTACAAGACCTATAGCTTTAGCTCCATCCTTAAACTTTAGATCTCGTTTGTGACTGTGGCCACAAGTAGAGCTTGTATATCTGTGACCTAACAAAGTATTAGCGTGGTGTAATCCAGATACAGCAGAACCGAAGTTACCTGCTTGGAAGAAGTGTGCATACGACACACCATCATATTCAGCTATAGATGGTCCTGAGTTTCTGTATTCGTGGTAGTCGTCGAACCAGTGGTCTGTTTGAAGATGCCCGAAGGATATCCCGTATTTGTCTCCCTCAAGTCTGGGGTCGCTCTTGAGTGCTTTCTTGATCCTGTTTTCATGGTTGCCTTCGAACCCAATCCATCTTGGTCTTTTGTACTTGCGTTGACTAGGCTTTTGTCTGAGCCTATCCATAGATTCATTGTAATGTTCGATATCTTGTTCATAGCTCTGACTGACAATAGCTTCAGGACTCCTAGTATCAAAACTATTGAGAGAACGCATATCAGCACCGTCACCGAGGTCAACGATATAATTGGGGTTAACGTCATATATTAATTCTCCTAGCCAATCAAATCTTTCATTACTTGTAGTCGGGTCACTATGAGCGCAACTAAATACAACTGCTGTCTTAGACATATTCATTTCCTTTGTCAGGTATGTTTATAACTATAGGATCTATAGTAGATAAAAAGTAGGATTGAAACTTATAGGCGGCATCAAAGTTAATAAAAGGTATATCGTCCTCAAACATCTCCTTAGCTTCTACATCTTCTACACTGCATGTTAACCACCAATTACCTTCAGGACATTGAAATGGTCCATTGATTACTCTGTGTACATGATAAGTTACTTTATCCATTCGTCGGGTATCCTTTTGTCTGCATATAGAAAGTTATTCTTCTCGCACCACATAGCATATGTAGTCTTAGATCCTTTACGTATCTTGTTTCTACTATTACTAAAGACAAACCTTATGTCAAGGTCAGGGTTCTGCTCTCTAACTTTAAGGTGCTTCTTTCTATCGTCTGGTACAAAGCGTCCTTTACTCTCAATTATTACACCATTAGGTAGTATAAAGTCAGGGGTGTAAGTCTTGTTCTCTACTAACTTCCAGTTTATCTTAACTGTCTCGTAGCCAAAATCTACACCCCTGTCCTTGAGGTCTTTAGATATGACATCCTCAAGCCCAGAACGATAACCATTCTTTATAGCTTGCTGTCGGATCTTACTCTTGGTGGTTGCCATATTTCTGCCTCTTCTCTTCTAAGCCATAACAGCCTAGCGTTTTCTATTACTCTATCCTCATTTCCATCGTAGGCCTTAACTACACAATCCCAGAGATCTTCTTCTGTCTCTGCATCCTCTAGTATTTTCTTAGCCTTGACTGGACCAACACGAAACAGACCTACTATATTGTCTGCTGTATCTCCTGTTAGTATCTGAGTATAGAAGAACTTAATTCCCCCGAAGGGTTCTACTTTAACGTAATCCCCCCTGACAAAGTTAAAATGCCAACAAGGTATCTGTAGCATATCTTTATCTACAGAGGCTACACAAGCCTTATAGTTTAGTCTGGCGGCTTCTTTAGCAATGAGGTCATCAGCTTCCTCTCCTTCACTTATAATTGCTTGGTACTTACTTTCCATATAATCTCTTGCGGATTGTAAGTGTCTAGGTTTCTCAACGTGTTTTCTATTTCCCTTGTAAGGGTGTGACTTAGCTATATCGTACCTGTAATTATTTTTACCTGTAAGGTATACAGAATAGTCAACTCCAAGTTCAGGAAAATATACAGTGTTATCTAAAATGGATTCTATGAGAGTATCAACTTTATTCCTTGTATCTACAGACCTCATTTGTTGAGTGGAGAAGGCCGCACGATAAGCAATTATATCCCCGTCGATTAGTACCTTCCCCATATCCATCTAAGTGTCACCCCACATCATTTCACCATCTTCACATTCGAAACCTACAGACTTAACATATGTGAAACCAAAAGCATGTGCGGCTTCAGCAAAGAGTTGAGCTAACTCATGGGCTTCTGTAATATCATCCCTGCTCATATCAACACTCCCACTGTAACCATCATCATCCTTTTCCATGTATGCATTAACACTTACTCTCATTTTCTACTCCTTAGACGTTAAATAGTTCGTCATCTTCTGACATAACATTATTTGATTCATAGGGAACATGCTCAGTTACACCTACATTTAATAGACGAACACCTGCCCCACTAGCATATACTTCGAACTGTACTTTAGCTTTAGTTCCGTTACCTAAAGCACCATCTTCCTCAAAGCTCCACAGTCTTTTCTTTTCTCTACCTTCAGTAAGATTAACAACTGTAGGTGCGCCACCATAATCTACAGTCATAGGTTCACCCTTGCGGTCAGTGAAGTTTTTTACGTCTTTTATCTTACGTTTTATCTTCATAAACTTACCTATACCATAGTCGGCATTACCAGATCTTATCCTATCACTATTCATAGGATGTAGGTCTAAACCTTCTGCTTCTAAGTTTTGTATTTGTTCTTCTTCAGTAAAGTAAGCATTAACTATAAACTGCCCACCTTGTTGATGTACTGCTTGTGCGGCACGAGGTCCATCTGGACTACCCATGTCAGCATTTTCTGGGAATACTTTCGGGTATTCAAGTATCATATCCATTGTGTATTTAGCCATGTCGAGTTCCTTTCGGCTGTTGGTACTTATATATAATGTCCTTTTTGGACAAAGTGTAAACTAGAAATAAAAATAAATTTAGTGTATGTCTGCGTAGCTCTTACCGAACTGTGCATCTACACCTAGTGGTACGTTAAGTTCTAGCTTTTGGTTAAGGTTTTCAATAGCTTGCTCCATTGTAGCCTTAGTTTGTTCTTCTTCTCCTTCTTGTACAAGTGCGATGATTTCATCGTGGAATTGACCGATGGTTTTAATTCCGTAGCGACGACATAAAGATACCCAACTGTCAAAGCAAAATACTCCTGTTCCTTGATTTAATGTAGAGAAGCGATCTTTGTCGCTCCTGAGACTGTACCAGAATTCCGATACAGGATTGTATAGCCATGTAGAGCCAAATAAGTCCCTTGTACGGGCTGTACTAGCTACCTTATAGACTGACCAGTTACGTGACCAGAACGCCTCTAAGAGCTTCTTTGCGTCCTT